TGAGAACAGTATAACTCATTCCCGTGAGCCCCTGTGCCCCATTAAAAAGACACGCGTACCCCGGCCCCTTCGTCGCCCTTTGTATAATAGGTTGATTCGCGGCGGTCGCTTGGGTCGCGTGGTTCCCACGACCGGATTGGTCGTACCACGTCGTGACGTATCCGGTCGCGCCCCCGAGCCAATTCTGTAAACTCGTTCCGATGACTGGAGCCGTCAAGAGATTGCCGCGTTCGTCGGCGTAAAAGTCTTGTGTAGAAGAGACCAGACTTGAATATCCATAAATTATAAGCTCAGACGGACCGAAATCACCTGATGTTGAACTCGGCGAAATTCTATTTGCGGCCAACCTGAAGTACGTGTATCCGGCCGATAATTGAGAGAGTGGAAAATTCACGGTCCCCGTCCCGAAAACATAACTTGTTTTCGTATCAAGAACGACCCATGACCCAGACGAACCCGTCGTAGACCCGAAAAGTTTCCACGTATAAGGCGCCGTCAGAGTATAACTGGAATGGACGGACACCGAGTATGAAACTGCATTCACTGCACTAGGAATTCTTATTTGGAACCACGCACCGTTATAAGTCGTGCTCGTCGAATCGACCGTAGAATCCGTACCTATATAAGCTCCGGTTCCTACAGTATATTCAGTTCCACTCGTCGTTCCACGCGTTCCAGTGTTCTGATCGAAAACACGGTACGCATCGCTTGTAGCGTTATATGTACTGCACCGGGCTACATATTGACCGTTCGTCACACCATTGAACGTGCCTGTTGCCGTGAATGTGTTTTGGGTGAGTGCCACAGGTGGAACTGTTAGTAGAGTATACTGCGTAACTTGGACGGCTTTGGCACTCGGCCCATTGACCGCCCGGAGACTGAACGCACCGACGGAGGAGGCCGCGGCCGATGTGGATAATTGGGTGAATAGGGGGGTGCCTGTGAGTGACGTCTTCACACTCCCGATTGAGTTGCTAATCACAGACCTCCCAGGCATACCCTGTTGCCTGTAGATAGTCTGGACCTGCGCGGCGGTCAGGGCCGTGTTGTAGATGCGTAGATCGTCGATTGCGCAGTCCGAGCACGAGTATCCGACATAAGTTGGATTGATATTATTGCCTTGTGAACCTATTCGGATACCCGTGATCGTCACACCTGACGCCCCGGTCGAGACGGGTGTTGCACCGACTCCATTTTTATATAAAATAACTGATGTCGAATTGTAGGTCAATGCAACATGATACCATACCCCCGTCGAATTCGTGGAGGTGTTTGACGTGGCGTTCACGAGAGCCTGTGTTCCAGAGAATCCACGTCCTGTATATGTTTGTGTGGAACTCATATAAATTCCTAGCACGTTCGAGAATGCATCATACATACTCACGAACGATCCCGATAGCGTGGTCCAGTTGACCCAACATGCTATGGTGATTCCCGTCGTGTCAATACTAATAGGTCTCGACGCGAGTGACCATAGCACGTATGTATTCGCACCTGCATTTGGCGCCGTCTGTGTGAGCCTAATTGCCTGCTTATATTTTCCAGAAACAAACGTCGGGAGATTTGTGAGTGCCCCGTTCACGGTCGAATATGAAGGCGAAAGACCGGCCATGTAATCAACATTCGAGCTCTGAAAATCCCACGCCAAAGTCGACTGGGTCAACTGAGCCGTCAGGCTCATCTTCTTTTATTGATCTAGATTAGAAAGATGGCCGACGACTCACAGCCCATCAAGTACGTCTACGTTGATTCAACGAGTCGAGACACCACGATTTACCCTCACGGAAATGCCTACACGCTCCATCTGACGGCCCCGCTCCATTCGGTCGTCCAGGTCGATCTGGTCGCGGCCAAGGTCCCTAACACCATCTATAACCTGACGGAAGGGTCCAACGTATTTGTGTTTACAAATTCGAACACGGGCGCAACTTCCAACATCAGCATCCCGCCCGGGTACTATTCGGCCTGCGGACTGACCCAGGCCCTGGTGAACTCGGCCGGGTGCTCGCTCTTCTGCATGGACTTCCTTCAGGATGAGGGCAAGTACCTCTTTTCGTCGAACGTCCAATTCACGATTCAAGGAACCACGAGTGAGATTCGCAAGATGCTCGGCATCGAGTCCGGGACCCACTCGAGCTTCTACTCGTCGACGAGCGCCGTCTACGCGAATGACACGAATTACCAGGGCCGCTGGCTCTACAAGTCGACCAAGATCATAGATCTCTCGACGAATGAATACGTCTTTTTGGATATAGATGAACTTCGTACGACGAGCGTCATCGATGCCAAAAAGCTTATAGGGGGCACGACCGAAGGTGCGACGATCCGGAGCACATTCGGTCAGATCCCACTAGACGTCCCTTCGGGTTCGATCAAGAACTTCAAGGAGACCTCGGACTACAATCAGTTTATCCAATTTACGACGCCAATTCCAAAACTCCAGCGCCTGACGATCCGTTGGATCAATCATCAGGGTCAACTCATTAATTTCCAAAATTACGACAATAATGCGTTTACGTTACGTTTTCATTGCAAGTACATGAAGGTCCCTGAACCGGCCCCGCCACTTCAAGACCTGGAGATCCGCCGAATCGTCGAGGCGATGACGATCGCCATGCCGCCGCCTGCCCCGAAAGAACCTAAGCGGAAGATACCCTGGTGGCTTATCGTTTTGATTCTCGTGGGTGCCATAGTCGCCTACAAGTCCTGGCCGCGTCCACCAGCGCCCGGAGTTGGGCCTGGTGGGCCCGTAAATGGACCCGGGGTGGTCATGCGACCGCCCCCTGGAGGAATTTAGTTAGATGAAACACGTGGAGCCTACGCGCGCGTGACGGCGTACACCGGCTGCTGGGGCTCGGAGATCTTCACGTTGAAGGCCAGGGCCTTGATCACCATGTAGACCACGATGGCCAGCAGGGTCGTGAACAGGGCCGACAGCACGTAGTACTGGCCGCCGTTCTTGCTGACGACAACCACCTGGGAAATCACCCAGCGCACGACGTCCATCCAGGCGATGGCGCTCGCGAAGGAGAAACCCGCCACGACGGAGTTCAGGGACTGGGACTCCAGCTGAAGAGCGATGTTGGTAAGCAGACCGGCCATTTTATTATTGGATGCGAAAAAAAATGAACTCGTTAGGGTCCCATGGCTCGACGAATCTCCTGGACTCCCAGTCGACCGGAGCCAGGTCCCCTGGATGGCTCCACCCATGGACCTCATCATCCTCGGTCTCGTAGTCGAGCTCCTCCTGGAGAATCGTTTTGTAACGGACCTTCGGGGCCGGTTCGTCTTCGTCGGTCCCGTCGTCTTCTACGACGAACAAAGTCCGTCGCATCTATTATTGGTTCATTTTGTCAACGGCCGACTTGAGCGCGGCCTCGGCTGGGCTCTCGGGCTGCCACGAATCCCATGTGTCAAAGCACTCGTTCATTTTGTTCGCCAGATCATCGGCCCCTTCGTACCGGGCCCACTCTGGATCATCGGACTCGCTCTCGGTCTCACTCTCGGACTCTGAATTTTCTTCATAAATTTCAGGGAACAAAGTCCCGATCTGTTTTCCGGTTACGTGCCGGGCTGAAAACATGAGGCCCAACTTCATGTCTTCAGCGACGACCACATCTCGACCACAAGCCTTGGCGTAATGAGCCGCCAATACCGTGGCCGATTCCATGACGGGTAGAAAAATATCAAGAGCCGCATCCATTGTCTGAATTTACAAACTAAATTCGTAGGGTCCTGGAGACGCGGACTTTAGGCCGTCTCGGCGTTCGGGAACTCGATGTTGACCCGACCATTCTCAATTTTCAAAAAGTTATAACTTATGGCAAAGATTCTAATCTCCCGAGAGTCACTACTAGGAGTCAGGTTCAGCTGGAGGATCTGATTCTTAATCATTGACATGTTGACGGCCCCTGTCGGTTCGGGATTTTCGGGGTCCAGACAAAAAGAATACATGTAGAAAAGTCGGTCTGGATTTCTGGAATGAAATTCGAGGGCCTGGATCGTGTTGAGAAATACGGGAGTCCCGACATCGGCCGAGATGCGTTCGGTCGAATTAAAGAACAAAATTAGGTTCACAAGTTGGTCGGTGGTTCCGAAAGAACTCAGGGTGGATGACGTGGCTGTATTAGAGTAGTCATAGCCCCAGGCCGAGTTGTTCTGGATCACAAAGTACATTTCTTTGACCGGATTCGTAAAGTTCATGAGACACTGGATCGCCGATGCGCCGGCCGGGGACCAGAAATGCTGACGCTGGATCTGCTCGAAAGGGTACAGTTGGGGCTTGGACTTGAGAAATCGGACGTGCTCGTCCGAGATGTACGTGTACTCCACATCGAGATAGGCCGTGACCGGACGGGTCCAATTTACACCCTGAAATGTGTCGGTGTCGACCGTGAAGAAGGTCGAGGGCATAAACTGAATCCGGAACCAGATGGGTTCGTCAAAGGCACATACCGGGAGTCCGCTATCGAGACACGAAAACTGGAGCGGGATCGTGTATGACGCCCCAGGGAGGGTATAAGGTGCGCCATCAAGGGTCTTCCCGACGAGGCCCGCGAGGGCCCCCTGCTTTCCGTTCGGCACCTCCAGGTCGAACTTGAGCTCGAGAAATTCACCGTATATGCGTTGGATCAAAAGGTTCCCAATGTACAGTTCGACAAAGTCGATCATGAGGGTCCCGACCGAATCAAGGACCGATGCTTCGGCCCCGTTCCCCTGACGGATATCGGGCCACTCGACTTTCAGATACATATCAGTGATGAGATCACCCGACTTGGGGATCAGGATGATGTTTTCCTGACCGAAATTCACGTAGCCATTCTCAAACTGGACTCGGTCGAGCCGACTCGCGTACTGGGTCTGACCCGTGTATTTTTCTATAAAATACGTCACTTCTGGATCGGCCGAGAGGGCCAGGTCCTCTTGGCCCAAAAAGGCGAGCGAGGCTCGCCCGGCCATTCCTAATACAGACGGGCAATTATTTTAGGAGAACATGACGCCCGCGAGACCGTTCTCGATCCGGAGCACGTTATAGTTGATGGCGACGATTCGGAACTGCTTTGCCTGATAATAGGCCGAAGTATTCAGCTCGAGCAGAATCTGCCTGATTCGACTCATATTCACTTGACCGAAGGGTTTGCCAGTACCGGTCGTGGTCGTGAAAGGGTACATGTAGAATCCGCGGGTCGGGTAATTGATATAGTGAACGTAGGGCTGAAGCGAGCCCATATAGAGGGCGTCGGTCGTGTCGGGCGTGAAGACCTCGGTCCCGTTGAAGGTCAGACCCATATTCAAAAGACCGTTATTCGTATAGTCATAGTTGGGGTTCCCGTCCGGTTGGATCACAAAGAACAGCTCACGGACCGGGTGGGACAATTCTAGTTTGAAAATAGCGTTCCGGAAATTTGGAAGCAAATCGAACGTTTGGTACTGACACTGGGTAATGAGGTACTCGAGTCGGTGACTCTTGAACCAGTTAATCTCTGGGTCCGAAAGGTACACGTACTCTACGAGGATTGTGGCTCCGAGTGCTGGGTTCGGGATGACGATCGCCGTCAACTCGTCAAAATTTCTGAACGTGACGTGGACCTCCACGTCCTGACGGTCCAGGGCCACGATCGGTAGTGAGAGTTCGGGTGAGCCGTAGAAATAAAAGGGTAAATTCGTGTAGTAGGTCCGACCCGGGGGGTACACGTTCGACGTGTCGTATTTTCCGGTCAACAGGGTCAGACCCGGTTGGTTCTCGTAGGGCACGTTGAGATCGTTCCACATCTCGATGTATTCACCCGTGAGAGTCTGGATCGTCTGCCCGCCGATCTTGAGCTCGGCCGTCTGGATCGCCCAGGTCCCGACCGAATCGACGTATTTGAATTGGGTCGCCGGAAACGTGTTCGATGCGACCGGATACACGCTAATAAAGGTATTCGAAAGGATACTTTGGGACGTGGTGACGTTCGAAGTGAATGAGATTGATATTTCTGGATTCGCGAGGTCAGTCACGGTCGTTGGGACCGTGAACGTGTACGGGGGCAAGAGGCCCAGACCGACCGGGTACGTGGTCTCTCCAAAGGTGACACTCGTGATCGGGTACTGACTACACATGACCGCGGTCATCATATAGGCCCCAGTGTTAGAAACCTGGATGGTTCCCTGGGGCGTGACTGACATAATTGTGGAATTACTGGTCGATGTGAAATTTGAAGTTAAATTCATGGTCCCGTTGAGGGGCATGGATCCGACCGAAGGATTGAAGAGGATCCCGTTATAGGGCAGGACGGTCCCAGAGGGCAAGTCTGACTGGACGCCGTATTGATGGATCGCGAAGAATGTATTGGCCGCGAGGGACGTCGAGGTCGACGTGACGGTCGCGACGTTGATGGCGTACTTCTGGGTCGTGTCGGTGACGGTCAGAGGCATGGAGAATGTGAAGGTCGGGTCGCGACCCTGAAGGCTCATGTCGTACGTGTACACTGTCGTTCCGGATGTGACGTTGCTGACCGAGACGTTAGCCACGTACTGGCCCGGGGGTGGATTATCCAGAGTCACCGTACCGGTCACGATATACATGCCCGTCAAAAGGAACGTGAATGTCGAATCGGGCGCAATCTGAAGGTACTGACCGCTTCGGGTCGGCGTGACCCCGTAGAAATTTACTCTCGAATTCTGAGTCGGCAGGGTCAGTGAAGAGTTCAGGACCAGACCCTCCTCGAGTGGACTGAAGGAGACCCATGAGTTCGCCGAGAGTTGGGTCGCGCCCGAAGCGGTCGTAATGTAGAAATAGTACAGATTGGCACTCTTGGCGTTTATCGGAAGCATGATCGGCATGGAAGGGTCCGGGGACACGCGGCACGTGTAGGTCGCCTCGAAGTTGGGACTGGTCGGTTGGTTACCTGGCAGCACCGTGTCCGAACCATACGACAGGGTCGCGACCGATCCAGCGTCCAGGGTCAATACGGCCCTCATGAGGTACCAGCCCGTGCCGCCGAATTGGACCCGACCTCCGGTCGTGACGTTGAAAGCCGTAGTCGTAGGGAAATAGTTGGTCCATTTACCACTATTTGTAATAGAGGCGAAATTCAGATATGTACCGTTCTGGGCCGTCGAAAGGGTCTGAACGTCAAAGGACCTCAAGAAAAGGCCCGTTTTAGGATTGACGATACCGGCCAGCTGGAGCCAACCGGCCTGTTCGAGGGTAAAGTCCGATGAGCGCGTCACGGTCGAAACGTAGTTCGGGGTCGTGTTCGATATGGAATTTGAACTTAAATTCGAGGACGATCCGACCGTGTACAAGAGGTTCGCGTTGTGGACCGTCCCGAGCTTCGGGTCCAGACCCCAAAACACGCCAAAAGTCGAGTCGACCTCGACGTTGGCACAGTTCGAAAAGACGAATTTGTTAGAGACCGAATCATATGATATGTAGTTTGACATGGGCTGGACCAGCCAAGACACACTATTGAGTGTGCTATAGTACGACACGTTACCGGACAGGGGTGCGACGTTCGAGTACCCGTTAATGAGGATCCGGGGAAGGTAAGTCGTAGTCGAGGGTTGGGGCCAGGTCCAATAATTACCTGGGTTCGTAAGGGCCGGCAGGTCCATCTTGAGTGTCAGACCTCTGATTAGATCCCCTTTAGGTGGGATCCGGCATATATTATTTGATCCATAAAGGACCTGTTGTCCCAGGAATGGAATGTCATAGGCCTCGAGGACGAAAGGCGTGTGGCGCTTGTAAACGCCCGAAAAGTACGTCACTTGGGGCGTTCCTGTGAGATATGCGTCCTGTTGACCAATTGCGGCCAGCTGGATATAACCAGCCGACATCTCTAGTAAAGGAAAACATTGTTTTCGGCCAGGGCTCCGCGCGCCTCAGCAGCCCCCCTATTTTGTTATAAAATTGTAGATGGCACTACAGTTGCGAAAATTCGACCCGACTCGAATGGGCGACGACAAGGTCTGCGTCTTCATCGGAAAGCGTGGGACCGGTAAATCTACCCTTGTTACGGACATTCTCTGGCACAAGAAACACTTGCCGGCGGGCATAGCCATGTCCGGAACGGAGGAGGGAAATGGGTACTATAAGCAATTCATTCCGGACTTGTTCGTTTTTGGGGACTATAACCGTGATGCCATAGAAAAACTCATAGAACGCCAAAAGAAGCTCTTGGCCGTGGGTCGTTGCTCGCCCGTGTTTATCCTTATGGACGACTGTATGTATGATCGGGCCTTTATGAGAGACACGGCGATCCGTCAGCTCTTTATGAACGGGCGCCACTGGAAAATCTTCTTCATGATGACGACCCAGTACTGTATGGACATGACGCCCATGATCCGCACGAACGTCGACTACGTGTTCGTGCTCCGTGACAACGTGCGCCAGAACCGCGAGAACCTTTACAAGGCTTTCTTCGGGGTCTTTCCTTCATTCGATACCTTTTGTCAGGTTATGGATTCTTGTACTGAAAATTACGAGTGTCTGGTCCTCGATAACACTTCGAAATCGAATCGGATCCAGGACTGTATTTTCTGGTACAAGGCTCCTATCCGGCGCAACTTCCGGGTCGGCGGCCCGGCATTCTGGCAGCATCATCAGCGTCATTATAACCCCCGGGCCGCGGCCCAACCCGTCGTAGGCGAGCCCAAGCGCAAGGGTGGGGTCGTGGTTGTTAAAAAGGCGCGCTGAGTTTTCAGCGTTCTTTTCGTCCTAAAAACTAATGGTCCTCACGTACGATCCAAGTGCCGATAGCATGTCGACGCCGATCGAGCCTTCGGTGAACGAAGAATTGGCTCTCCAGGCGCTGGCCCGCAAGGACGACAAACAGTCGGCCGTTCCGACGGGTCTTCTGGCGCGCGAGGCGTTAGAGCCCGAAAAAAACCTGGACCAATCTCAAATGGCCGACTTCTCCACACCGATCGAAGAAGTCATGCCCGGTCCGGGACGCATGATCCAGGACGAGGTTATGGGTCCGCCCATGGGTCCTTCCGCGATGATGCAGGGTAACAAGCCGACTCCCCGCGACGGCGGCGAGTCCAAGGGGTCCAAGTCGAAGAACCCCTTCGGCCTGACGGACGATCAGTTCCTGGCGGCCCTGGCGGGTGTGGCCGGTGTGATCGCCTTCTCGAAGCCGGTCCAGGGCAAGTTGAGCACGATGGTGCCCAAGTTCCTCGGGGAGTCGGGTGAGATTTCCACGACCGGCCTGGCCGTGTCGGCCCTGGTCGCGGCGATCATCTTCTATTTCGCCAAGCAGTTTCTGAAGGACCGGGCCTAGGCTCTACGTGTCCTTGATGAGGTCCCCGCAGTAGCGCCGGTCACCGCTCCGGGTATAGAGCCCCCTTTGTATACACAGGTCCTTGAGTTTTTTGAAATTTTCCCAGTAGGTTGAAGAATGGTCGTATTCAGGTACGGACATGTGTGCGAGTTCATGGATCAGCACATAGACCGCCGAATTTACATCGTTTCCATCCAGACAGATGTAAATTTCGTACCCCTTATTCACGTTAGACCCAATGACGCCATCCTTTTTGCCGTGAATTCCGGTAATGATCGCCGGGTCCAGCAGAGGTTTCCACATAGGATCCCCGGACTGTCTGAGAACGTCCAGGATCGCCCAGTACCGCAACTTCAGTTCGGTCAACATCACGGGCTCCTTATCAAATCGGACCACCGCCGCGAGCATCACGAAAAGAACTATCATGACGATGGTCCACATCCCTACATTTACTCCCGAAAAATCTTTCGGAAGACGAATTTTGAGTACAAATCCGAGATGAGTCCGTTGGGTCGAGCGAGCATGGGTTCCCAAACGAGCTTTTCGAATCCGATATTTTTGAGGGCCTCGATGAATATCGTCGAGTCCAGGAGGGGTTCGTCTCGTGGGCCATCCGCATAGAACGGCCCGTCGCCTATCTTCATCATCAGCCGCCGGCCCCCCTGATAGATGGAGAACTCGTTTCCTAGAGCGTCTTTGTATTGACCGTGCTCGTCGCATATAGCCTCGGCCCGGGCACGCTCTGGTGTGATGCCGATGAGGAGTCCGCCCGGGCGTACCGCCACGTCAATACCCTTAATGGAGTCCTCCCATGCATCAACGATATATTGAAGCGAAAAGTTGTAGCAGACCACATCGTACGGACCAGCGAACGCCGCCTGTCGTATGTCGCCCCGACCCAAAAACCACACCCCAAATCCCATATCCATTGCCCGAGACTCGGCCTCAGCGAGTGACTCGGCGTCGGGATCGATGGCGGCCACTCGTGCGCGGATCGCTCGCCATTTCCACCAGTCCCCGCCTCGGCCACAGCCACAATCCAGTACGAACGATCGGGACGGGACGTGGTCCATAATAAGGCGGCGTTTACAATCATTGTGAAGTTTGCGGAGTTCGTCATTTGACTTGGGGACGACGTCCTGCGACATTTGGCTTAAAAGAAAAGGTCCTTTTACTTTTAAATGGGTTCTCTCGAGCAGGACTACCTGACCGTCCCAGGACAGCTTTTTGCGTGCATTTCGTTTGTCGGCCCGGACCTGCCCCAGAAGAACGAGCAGCTGGGTATGAAGATTCGTGGGTGCTTCCCGACTCGTGAGGAGGCGGCGTCCCACGCCAAGCGTCTCCAGAAGGATGACGCAATGGTTGATATTTACGTGGTCGACATGTACAAGTGGCTCCTGATCCCTCCCAAGCGCGATGAGATCGAGAACGTTCATTACCAGAACGAGAAGCTCGAGGAGATTATGAGCAAGTACCGTGATAACCAGCGCCAGGCTGCGGCTCTGTTTGAGAAGCGTAAGCGTGACATGATGGCCAAGCCTCAGCCGGGCGAGTTCCCGTACATTGAGCCGGGCGATGAGAACAGCAAGTTTTACACCAAGCCGGACGTTCCGCCGATCCCGCACCCGTCCGATTTCCTGGACGATCTCAAGAAGGAGCATCCCGAGGCGTCCATGGACGAGCTGGTCGCCATGGCCGATATCCGCGTCGCGGCCGAGGTCCGTCGGCGCAAGGAGGCCGAGGCGGCCGCGGAGGCGGCCGCCAAGGCTCTGGAGCCCGTCAACGAGGAGGCCGATCCGGAGGAAATTCCTGAGCAGTAAATATATAGAATGATATTCAAACTTTTGGCCGTGTGCCTAGTCATGTTCCTACTTTTTATAGCATATATGCGCTTCCCACAAGCACCGGCCAGAATATCTCAGCCCGTTGCCAGCTATGACAACCAGTATGAGGTATTCAGGGATATGGAGCCAAACACACAGACCCGTGAGAATCCATGGCTCGGTTTTCTTCAAGAAGACGTCCACCGCAACAGAACGGGGCCCATCGGTAATTTTGTCGGGGCCGACTCGAGTTCGGGACGGGCACAATTATATATGGTAACCTGAGTCAAGTCCCGAAGAGACTCGCTCACTTTGGCTGAATTACAATCGGTCGCATACTTACAACAATGACACCAATGACAATCCCAAGCAGCAGGATTGCCATTGGATTCATATTTTTGAATAGATCAGCCGCGGGGTTCTCGCGCTGAGGGACGAACTGGGGTACAAATACGGGTTCAGCGCTTTGCTGGGGCCACTCGCTTGGGCTTTGGGGCCGGGCGCTTTTGGACTCCTCGCTTTTTGATAGGAACGGAAGGTTCTCCATCGTCCTCTGTATCATCAGAATCACTCTCGCTTTTATCTGGTACTACGAACCCGTCAAGGTTGCCATCCTCATCCGCGTCATCTTCATCATCTTCCTCGTCTGAATCCTCAAAAGACTCGTCCGTCTGGACGTCGGACTCGTCGCTATCATAGTCCTCTGGGGCGTAATCGTCCTCGACCTGCTCTACGGGCTCGTAACGCTCCGGAGGCTTGGAAACGCGACCGGAACGTGTGCGCTTCTCACTGACCGTGGTTTCGGACGGGTCCTGAATCGGCTGGTCCGGCATTTTCTGGATAATCCATTAACGAATCGTTTAAGTACTTTGGGAAGAAGTAAATTCCGCGGCTGAGTGCATTCTGATTGATGATGAATTCACCCTCGTAACCA